TATATGATTCGGTGTATACGTTAGATCAATCAACGTGCGATTGCGTTGATAGTTTCTGTACCAATCAGAGTATTGATAACTTGTATCAGTACCAGATAACTGATCTAACATTGTGTCTTTCTTCTTGCGAGATAGTGGTTTCTGTCTTTCGCCTTCCACGAACACATTATCGTGCGAGAGTACGTTTGGCACTCCATCTCCTGCGTCACCAGTAAGTATCTTTTCGGTGAGACCTACATGAGGGTTTGTTTCTCTATACTCTTTTTTTAGTAGTGGTGAGTATTGACGCACGTTGTTATACCTCTGTAGTTGTAAGAAGTCTTTATCTGCAGATACGATCATTACGTTTTCGTATTCACCAAACTCTTGTGTGTTCTTACAAAGAGTACCAATAATATCATCGGCCTCACATTCCTCTACATGTATTACTTTGTAGGGAAAGTTTTCTCTAATCTCATCACGTACCTTGTTGATGATACGGAATGCCTCGTTCCAGTCTAGTCCAGACTTGTCACGTGCTTTCTTTCTATTTGCTTTGTATTGTTTGTAGTACTTCTTGCGCCAGTTGTCTTTACCGTCACAAGCAATGACTAGTTCACCAAACTCTGCCTTGTACGCATTACGATACATCCGTAAAGAGTTGATGATCATATGTCGAATCATATTCTCATCATTCTCTTTATTGATTGCAACATTTGCGGCAGATAGTCCACCATAATCTACAATAATCATAATTCACCTTTTAATTGTTTACACAATTGTACCACATTATAATAGGTTTGTCAACCCTATGGTAAAAAAAGAACTACCACTAATGTTGATACCCAAACAAAAAAGAACATATCTATCCATGATTGAAAAATTAGATCTAACATCAACCTGCAGCTTCTTGTACTTCCTTCGCACTTACAACACCTTCGTTCATAAGTTTATTTCGGTTTGCATAATGACCACGTTCTATGTCTGCTTTATTCTGACCAAAATACTTTACTGCATGTCCTTCTTCTATTAGGATCTCAGTAAGCATCTTGTCTCCAATGATAAAGTCACCAAGGATACGACCAAACTTACCCTTCATATCTTCACCGTCTTTTGCGGCAAATGTCTTGAGTATCATATCTTTCTTTACCAACTCTTCTACACGATCCTTTGCAGCGAGTCCAAATACTTTTTCTACCTTATCTCGTGTTCTAGACTCTGGTGTATCGATACCCATTACACGTACACGTTCGTCTTTTAACCACACACCAAAACCAAGATCAATGTCAACATCAACCGTGTCGCCATCGACTACCTTCACAAGTTTTGCTTTATATTCATACATTCGATATTCCTTTTAAATGTTTACTATGAATCTTCCCACCAATAAACTCATTGTAATAATCTTCTCGGAATAATACATCTCTGTCAAATTGTTCTTTCATTTCAAAATATGTCATTTCGCCTTTTGATTTACATAGTCTTATAATTTCTCTTTTAAAATCTTCGGCTCTTTCTTCTACTAATATCTTTACTTCTTCACTTGATCCAAAGTAACTTCTCCAATCGGACTCAGTTCTAGTTCTGACTCTTCGTTTTCTCTTTTTTGTTTTGGGAAGTATCTTTGGTTTCCAGAAGTTCTTTTTACCGATATATTTTCTCCCAGTATTTATATCTGTAATGATGTAGACAAACCCCTGAAATTCTTCAGGGGTCTCATTAAATTCTTTGTCTTTGTAATACCACATACACTTATGTATCAGATTCAGAAATGTCCTCTATGTCTGAATGTCTATACCCACACATTGGACAAAACTTAGGCGCTCCACCATCTTCCACCAATACAATTGTAACGGATTCACATTCTTCACATTCTATTCTATATTCTTTTTCCACTGCTTCTTTTGCCTTTTCTTGTTCCGTACCCAAGTCTTTTCATAATCTTCATTCTTTGATAGTAGTGATATCCACCCCATTCCGAAATCTCTTTTTTAGTTCTGCCGCAACCAACACAAACGTCATCGGACAATCTACAGACAGATCGACATGGGGTGATATAATCAGAAGTCGATTTCACATGCACCGCCTGCACATGCGGCAGCCGCGAGAGTATCTACATCTGTATATACTTTCTCTGTGAGATCAGTTTCCCATTCCACTTCTTTTAGATTACTTTGTATCTTCTCCCATTTGTGGAGTAGATATGCATCTTTCAGACAATACTCAGTTTTCTTCATATCACCGTCAAGATAGTTCTGTGCAAATCTTTCGAACCTACGAACCCAGTCTTTCTTTGCAGAGTTTTCCGAAGACTCTATTGAAATATCTTCACCCATTCCCATTGCGGTAGAACAAGCAGTCCATAAGTTGTCGTAGACTTTTAGTGCATCAACAACCATACCAGATGCAAAGATTGCACCTTGGTCATACTTCGCAACCATTTGTTCTGCGTCTATGACTTGTGTGTTAGGTGCTTGGTTATAGTCCTTGTCACCTGTTGGAGATAGGAATGAAATGCCTGAAAAAGAATAACGATTTTTATATACGTACTTCTCTACTTCATCCCAATCGTCTACTATGATTGTGTTTGATACGTTATGGTGTATACCTTTATCTGCACACAGGTCTTCATTTGTGCCTGCAACGACCCAGTACTTTTGTGCTTTCTTAACAAGTTCTAGATGTTTTACACCATAGAGATCATCTTTGAACATAGAACCTTTCTTTGGTACAATTGGAAAAGAGACAACTACATCTGTCCCACCTGCAGACCACACTGATTCCTCAACCATGAAAGGATTCGATTTCGTAATCGCTTGTGTAATCTCAGACTCCTTATTCATCTGTATATTTCGAATGTACATTGGTGAGTGTTCTGCGTGGATGCCAGACGCGGTCTGGAGTAAAACTGATGCGTTACCAGATGGTTTTACACAAGTAGTACGAGCAGCAGGGTTAATCCCAATAATACTAGCAACTTCTTTATTAACCTTCTTAACAATGTTTGCTCCCTTCTTTAGGATCTTTTCATCAAAAAGAACATCAGGGTTATTCATCCACCCTGTAATGGACACACCTAATAACGCTTCACGATCAAATATTTTCTTTGATGTATCTGAGATAAATTTGAAATCTGTATATCCCGCCTGCATAGTTCCTAAGATTGCAGCTGCACGACATGCTTGAAAAAAGTGTTCTTCACTACTACACATACCACCATTGATCTCTGTCAAGTTACAACCTTGCCAACCAGACTTACCTTTGTGTTGTGGGAACATTCCTATTTCCACACATGGGTTAGTCGTATGTTCTTTTGATGTTGTGAAGTAGAAGCCTGGTTCTCCGAATGACTTGACTGACTCCATTATGTTTTTGAACATTTCTGGTGTTGCTTCGTCTCGAACAATCACTGCAGAGTTATTAGATCTACCACGTTGTGGATTATCCATAAACCAGTTACCAGTTTTCGCAGTCATCATTTCGTCATCCTCTGGAGAGAACAAACAGATTGTTGCGGATCTTCGAACACCACCAGATAGAACTGCGTCAGCAGAATGCATACAAACGTCATACACTGTAATAGGACGCATGTCAATAGGTTCCTTTGCATCCATAACTAGACCTTGTAACATATGTTCAATCTTGTCAAGTGTTCTGCGTAAACCTTCTGGGCCTGGTGCTTTAAATCCACCAGAGATCTTTGCACCCTTCGGACGAATCTGAGACAGATCAAAGAATACTCTACGACCTTCATAGTCTGGATGTTTACCACCACCCACAAAATAAGAAGACATCAACACGTCTAGTGCGGATGCCCAACCCTCAATGGAATCTTCTACGATGTAACCTTTTGCTTGTTTCGTTCTCTGTTGTATCTTTGGTAGTTTTGCAACGTGATGGTTCTGTACGGAAAAACCTGCACCTGCACCACATAGTAGAATATAGAAATATTCTCCAAAGAACTCTGGACGATCTGCATAAGATGATGTACAATTGTACATTCTCATTTGGTGTTTCATTAACTGATCACCACCGAACTGCAACGCACGTTGAGCACCTAGTACTCTCTTTTCTTTATAAGCGAGTCTAGCTTCTTCGATATAACTTTGTAATTTATTTAATTTATTTGAATATGTATTTTCGTGCATTAATAGCACACGATCTACGGCTTCGTCCCAAGTCTCATAATTATTCTCTTCGTCTTTAAATCTCGAATAACCGTCATAAAACTTTGTCTCAGACAAAAACTCACGTGTGTCTGCAAATCGGTTTTGCATACTGCGATTCCTTTGGTTGATTGTTTTTTCAGATGGTGATATTATATATCATTTTTAGGGTTTTGTAAACCCACAATATGTAGGTTTTTTTAAAAAAATTTATCTAGATCGTGCTTTTTCTACCGCCCTAGATCCAAACCAAAATGATATGATTGCGGCAAAGATTGCCTTTGTATCTTCATCCCACAGTAACTGTATTGCCTGATCAAATGGTGTACCAACTTCTAGTGCATTCATCAACAATGTAATTTCTATTGCGGCGAATAAACCAAAGAAGGCATACGTAATGACTGGTCTCACAGATTTCTGTAATACAGATGTCCATCCAGTTGATTGCATGATTGCAGTGTCGTGTGCAATCAGTCGTGCGTGTTCTTTATCCGCACCCATCTTGTCATACATCTGCATATCAAAGTCCATGCCTTGTTGTTTCAACTCTGCCATGGCTTTCATTTTTTCTATCTCGTGTTTACGATCACCCTTTGCCTTAAACACGTCTAGGACTTGTGGAAGTGCTGATCCACCAAATCCTATTAAAGATCCTAATAAACTTAACATTCTATTTTCCTTTCATACAGTTTATATATCTAACCTTTATGGGATAGTGTCAAGATTTTCTGAAGAAAGTGTAAGTGATACAATTGGTTCTATTGCGTAACTACCAGTGTTATAGTTAACAGTTTCAAATGAACTTCCAACATCAACTACAGAATAAGTAATAAAGGTAAAAGTATTTGGAGAATATGTGCCATCCGTAGCTGTTTGACTAGAAATTACAAGATCACCGTAAGTTCCTGCAGCTTCCAAAATATTTACAGGCATTTTAATAGGTGCTTGTTCAAAATTTGGACTATAGTAGTGATGAGAGTTTATCAGTAAACTTCCATCTGAAGTCATATCTAAAGAAGGCCTTCCACCAAAGTAAAACTGATAATTAGATACAGTGGTATCTATTCCATATTGATTCTGAATCGTTCCATCAGTAGAATATTTACGTATAACATATTTCTGAGGTAAATCATCTTTATCTCGACTAAGCACCCATAAGTTATCATCATCATCTATCACAAGACCTATATGACCCGATGCATCTGGAGCTGTTTTTCCCCACATCAAACTACCATTACTCTTGTTAAGTTTAAACAATACTGGTGTTGAATCAATCGTACCATTATCGGTATAACCTATGAAATATGGATTATTATTTGAATCTACCCTTACTACGTATGGAACATCATAATAGTTTGATGAATTTTGTTGGCCGAGCATCTTGCGCCACTGGAAAACCATCGAACTATTGAATTTTGCTATCAACATGTGTGGAAAACCATAACCTGTGTGATCACGATATTGTGCACCACAGACATAAATGTTATCATCTCCATCTATTACTATACTTTGGTCGCTTGCCTGCTCATCAGTATTGGAATTTAATTTCCACATTCCCATTAAGGCACCAGTACTTCCGTTTAGTTTTGCAATATAGAACTTTCTAATGGAGGTGTCACGCAATTGTTGACTTCCAACTGCTCCACTACCACCTCTTCTGCTAGTTCCTAGCACCCATAGATTACCAGAACTATCTAGTTGACCGCCACCTGGCTCAGGAGTAAAGTAGTCATAATTAGTAGTAGTGGTAGTTGGTTTTATTATCTTTGCCCACGTAATAGCACCTGCAGATGACCATTTAATTGCCAGTGCTAACTGAGGATCAGGGTATCCCGACATGTTTTCTCCATACCCATAGTCAGAACTCACTGTATAGGCAGAGGTTGAATCTGCTGTAACGCTTTTTGGTCTGGCATAGTATGCATTACCGTTTAATGATCTTCCCCACTGTGCACTACCAGTAGAATTATATTTGATTAAATATGTGTTATTCGCCTCTTGGCCTAATTGATAAAAATCACCGCTTGTTGCTTCAACAACTCCCCTAGTAGCTGCGAAAGCATTACCACTTGGAAATCCAGTAAACAGTGCTCTATTCCACCAACCACCGCCACCACCTGCAGGACTATACGATATCGTTGCTGCTTTGGTGACAAAGTTAAAACCATCAGACCACTTGAATGTGTAGATAAAATCACCATTAGAATCCGTTAAATTACCTGCAGCGACCTCAATACCAATACTATCAGCGGATTTGGGTGTAAATGTAAATACAGAAGAGTCATTACTGATAGATACCATATATTGAGCACTATCAGTACCAAAACTTAGGTTTGCCAAATTTGGATTATCCGAGTCTTGCGCCTTTGCAGTTATGATGAGAGGTGTTGCGGAGTCAACAACAGAGTATGATGCATCTGGTTCTGTAAACCATGTAGGTGAGAAAGGTACATTTGATCCTGTATTATACCATCCAGATCCGTTTGAGACATAGATTCTACTATTTTCTTCAACAAATGCTTCTTGACCTGCAATTAAACCTGAAATAGGAAGAGAATCTAAAGTGGTAAAAATGTCTATACCAGATGGTACATCATTATTAGTAACTGCTTGGTTTGTTACTCCACTTCTAATAGTCTCACTCAGAAACTTTGATATATCTTTATTTTTGCTTACCACTAAAACTATCCACCAGATCTATGTACCAGATGTTGCATCTAACCTGTATCTTCCACCAGCGGATGCAAGTGATCCAAAGGTACTAGCAATTGCATCAGTACTCATATTTAATTCTTCTATGTTACTATACATGCCACTAGAGTATCCACCACCTATAACACCACTTGTGGCATTATTTGTTGCGGAAAGAGAATACTTAGGTGCACTTAGACTAGCAACGTTAGTTCCAGTTCCGCCTGTTGTAATAGAATGTTTATCTACATGGTCAATGTAAGTCGGACTAGAACCATTAACACCACCTGCAGTAAAACAATAAGTCTCATCTGAAAAACCTGCACCATATGCTCTGGCATAACTACCTGAGAAACTTCCAAAACCAGAAGCAGATCCTGTAGTTTGTATAGTTATTCTTTCAAAATAAGCAATATATTGTGTATCTGAACTTCTTACTCCACCACTAAAACAACCATATGTATTATTTCCGCTACTAGCAGATCCAGCAGCTGCCCAACCCCAACTTAAACCACCAAAATAACTAGAGGAACTTGTTGTGTCTATTGTAACATAATCCATTCTTTCTCTAAACTGCCAACTACCACTAAAGTAAGCACCACCTCCAATTACACCTCTTGTCAAATCTGCAACTGCACCTACAAATCCTTTTGTTGTATCATTCGTACCAAACGATGATGTTGCAGCGCCTACAGTAGAAGGATTTACATATTCCATATTACTTGTATAGGTATTACCGCCTGGTATTTCACCATTTGCAAATACAGTCCTTGCTCGATTACCAAAAGATGTATGACCACCTCTACTTATATTCATATCTCCGAAGTCTACTGTATCACCACCAGTCGATATTGACATGTATTCAATAGGATTAGAACCACCACTACTTTGCGTACCACCAGAAAAAAGTGCTCTATCAAATCCACCACCCCCAGATGGACTATACCCAATAGTTACTGCTTTGGCAACAAAACTAATACCATCAGACCACTTGAACGTATAAACAAAATCTCCGTTAGAATCTACTAGATTTCCTGCAGCAACTTCTTGACCAATGCTATCTGCACTCTTTGGAGTAAATGTCCAAACAGACGAGTCATTGGTTATAGTCACCATGTATTGAGCACTATCAGTAACTATACTCTGATTTAACAGATTTTTATCGGGATTGTCAGAGTCTGTTGCAAGTGCAGTAATCACTAGTGGAGTTACAGAGTCGGCAATATCATATGATCCATCTGGTTCTGTTGCCCATGTAGGCGTTTGATTCACTAATGAAACATTATACCAACCAGATCCATTAGTAATATAAAGTCTATTATTTTCTTCAACAAATGCACGTTGACCTTCTGCAATACCATTTATTGGTAATGAGTCTAATGTGTCAAATACATCAAGTGCTGGAGTTTCTCCACCGACAGTAAGTGCCGCATTTGTGGTATTACTTGCTTCTGTCTTTCCTAAGATCCTCGCAAGATCTCTGGTACGACTACTCATCCGCCTATTCCCTTTGCATCATAGTAGTCACGAAACCTTTTTAACAATACAGGTTTTGCCTGTCCTGTTAATGATTTCTTAAATCTTTTATCATGTATTGATGAGGTATGAGATTTCTTTTTCTTTCTTGGGCCCATCACAGTATCTTTTGGATTAGGAATATCTCCAGTACTGACTGTAGGAACATCCTCATTTATCTTGAGTTCTTTTCTCAGTGCATCAATTTTCTTAACTATCTCTTTTTGTTTTGGAGATCCAGGCATTGCTTTCATTGCAAGGTTGTATAACTTGTACAAGTCAGACATTTGATTGCCTGGCCTACGTGATGCAAACGCCTCTTTCTTTAACCCCTTCTTGAGTCTCTCTAGATCTTTTTTGAGTTTGTCCGTATCATTAGGTTTTCTAATACCAGACTTTGTTACATCATTTCTACTCATAGACAATTCGTCTACCTTCTTATCTCCGTCCTTAGACATCGAACCAGTTTTAACAACACCTGTGTTTTTTATTTTATTAATAAGTTTGCCTATGCGTGGGTTTCTCATTTGTAAATCTCTCTTATAGTAACGTATACTTTTTGATTAGTTCTCATATGAGTTGCTTCATATATGTCAACTCCGAATACATCACCAATAGGATAACAGTCTTCTAGAATACGTATCTGATCTTTTGCATTACACATTTCTTCTATTGTACTGTTCAATACTTTTGAATCTCTTAGTCTATACACTCCATGCGATAACTGTTTATCTTCTACTACAAACCATTCACTGTTCTCATTTAAAAAATCTAGAGATTCTATTCCAACCTTTTCACATATTTGTTTCAGTTCCTTGTCGGTCATTCCAGTCTTTTCTTTGATAAGATAGAGCGCTGCCGCAAAACTTCCAAGTCGTGATCCTCCGCCTGGTGCTTTTGATACGAGCCTTTTAATGTTAGCGCACAAGCGAATGAAAGGAGTCCAAGTAGAACTCTTCTCCAAGTTATCAATTTTAACACTCTTGACACGCTTACCATTTTCGTCTATAATGCCTGCTTTGTACGCATCCCAGTCTTTCCAGTCTAGTACCAACATACGAATAAAACGAAAAGCATATACGGTATCTGCTGCTTTCTTTAACAGTCCCATCAAATTTTCCTTAATGCTTCTATGACTCTATCATCCATCTCGATTCCAACCAGTTGATCATTAGTAATATATTTTAAAAAAACTAAAAATGGTTTTATTACTGGCCAGTGCCTTTCGTCTAATTTTACCTTCAACATATTGACCGAGTGTTCGATCCCAAATGCATTAAATATAACAATCAAGTGATTTAAAATTAAACGTTCAGAAAGA